TGCTGGGTTAGCGCAGCGGGGAGTGCCTGGTTGGATGTTGTGCTCTACGCAGGTCATGACCGCGTGACAAGTATCACATATATCGGTTTCCTCCGGAACGTATACGAAACCGCTGCAGAGCTGCAGTAGTTTGCTGATCCGGATAGCCCCGTTGGCCAGCTCAAGAGGGTCTTTGTCTGGGCGTTCAATCGTATTTGTGCAGACGATCGCATTGTAATCCTTACGCTGTGCAGCACTGAGCTTAAAGTACACAGTCTCAAACCGCCTCTCAGGCAGGTCCACACATTCATTAAGTTTCTTGACACTCGATACCTCTGCAACCCTAGCATTCAGAATGTGGATGTTTTGAAACCCAGTGACAATTTTGTCATTTCGCGGAGAGTACGTGAGATACATATTGCAGAAGTTTTTCCATTTCTCTGGAATTAAGTAGGGGGCCAAAAATTTAAGCTGTGGGTATAGATCTCGAGGATCACCTTGTGCCAAAGTTCCAGATAGCTCATATCTCCGGGATGCTTTTTGCGATAACTGCAATGCGATCTTGGTATTCCCGCTTTGAATACGTTTAATCCTGTGTGATTCGTCTGCTACGATTGTATCGTAGGGTAATTCCAACAGCCATTGGCGCTTTCCTGCGATAAGCTCTGCTGCTTCTGCTCGAATCTCCTTTAGTTTGCGTCCGGCGACCCAATCATGCGCGAACCGTTCTTGTGTTGCGCTATCGTTTACTGCTCGAAGTATTTTCTTTATCCCGGGATTAGGTGGCAACCGCTTCTTTTGAAATACCTTAAGCGCTTTAGGCAGCATTTGAGGTGTTCCGTAGATTCGAGCTGTATCGAAGGTCGTAATGATCACGTCGTGACCATCAAACGACTGGAGTAGTTTCATCTTTTTAGTTCGGGAAGCTCCCTTAAGCACCAAAGTAGTGAGCTTCCCTCCAGAGTGTTCGCGTATTTCCGCCGCCCAGTTGTCTACTGCGATTAGGGGGCACAGTATTAGCGCCGTGGTGTTAAGGTAACTGAGAGCATCAATTACGACTTTACTCTTCCCCGTACCCATCTCCCAGTTTAGGATCCACCGGTAATTGTAGAGTAGCTCTGAGAGCCCTGTCACTTGATGCTCATAGCTTTTTGTGGGTAGGTCTAAACCCTCCGCTACAGCCTGCCAGGATTCAATAGTTCCTACTTTTTCCACCCATAACGCAGCATCGCTGCTTAAAGGAACGTCAGCATGGACTTTAGAGAAGTCCTGTAGTACGTTGTTGATAAACGGAGGGAACGCTGGAAATAACCACCGCACACCTTGTTTATCAAAGGTTGCGCCATAGACACGACTCCAGTGGGGATCCAACCCCTGAACGGAGAAGACTGGAGTCTTGTTTATCGTCACTAATTCGATCTCCATGTTTCAGACCTTTCTGGCGTATCATGGTTGAGTTAATACACGATTCAAGGAGCAAAGAATGAGCGCTTTTGGAATATCAGACCCCACCTCCATGGCCGGTAACCGCAGTGTAGGTGCTGGCACCAACCCTTACGAGAACCTCAGTCAAACTCTGACGCCAAAAAGGTTGAAAGACCTCTTTAAGTGGTGTGAGTTTCTCTTTTATAAGAGTCCTCATATCTACGCCGCCCTTCGGAAGTTTGGTGAATACCCTATCACAGATATTACGTATGACACGACAAACGAATCGTTAAAGAACAGACATAAATTCCTCCTTGAAAAAGTACTCCACGCAAGGGAGATGTTAATAAAGGCCACTCTCGATAAATACGTTTATGGAAATGCCTTTATCTCTATGTACCAACCGTTCATCCGTTATTTGAAATGTCCGCGTTGCGCTGCGCAAGCTAACATCGAATACGTGAAATATAAATTTAATGTACGGAAGTTGTCTTTTACTTACATGTGTGATGGGTGCAAGAGCCGCGTTACCTCTACGGAAAAAGACATCATCGACAAGAAAATTATGTTTAGTCGTAAGGTTAACTTTATTCGCTGGGACCCTAAATTAATCGACATTGAGCATAACGAAATAACTAATCACTCTGTTTACTACTACACAATCCCACAGTCGATTATTTACAGAGTAAATGCCGGACAGAAGACCCTGATAGACACGCTCCCCCTGGGTTTTCTTAGAGCAGTCAAGACAAATAAGAAGTTTAAGTTTGCTGAGGGCGCAGTATACCACATGAAGGTTGGCGGGCCCGCTGGACTAGCTCCTCAATGGGGGCTCCCTCCACTACTCTCAGTGATGGATATGTTCCACTACACTGCCATCCTCCGAAAAGCTAATGAGGCAATAGCTACAGACCACCTAGTACCTTTTCGTGTTATTCATCCGGCAGCAGCATCGGGGAATGCAGACCCAACAGTTAGCATGTCTCTGAGTAAATGGCAGGAAAGTCTCCAGTACCATATGAAACAATGGCGGATGGACAATCTGCACATAATGTACTCTCCCGTACCGATGGGGATGACGCAAATCGGAGGACAGGGGCGAGCATTACTCACACTAGGTGAAGTGCAAGAGGCGGAGAAAAATATAGTAGCGGCCCTCGGGATCCCCATTGAATTCTTGTACGGCGGCCTTACGGGGTCGGGGATGGAAGCGACCCTTCGGTTAATTGAGAATCAATTAGAGTCCCATATTAATGATCTCCTTGGACTCCTCCAGTGGATAGATGACAAGTGTGCTAGTTTCCTCGGGTGGGACAAGATCCCCGTCGGTATGGTCAAATTCCGAATGGTAGATGACCAGAACGCCAAGCAGGTCGTATTTCAGCTCTGGATGCAAGGCCAACAAGGAGGCCAAAAGGTTATCTCTGACCGAACAATAGCAGACATGTACGATATTGACCTAGCTACAGAAGAGCGCAATATCAAGCAAGAAACCTTAGACCGTATACGCGCGGAACAAGAGATGCGACATCAGGTTGAGGCACTCCAAAACAGCATGGCGGAACAAGCTAGGGCTGAAGCTCAATCCGGTGGTCCCGGTCCTCAGGGCTATAACCAACAGCAAGTAATCGCACAAGCAGATCAAACGGTGCAACAGCTGTCTGGAATGGATGAGGGTTCTCGAAAGAGTATGCTTCATCAGCTGCAGACTGAAGATGCGGTAATGTATGCTGTCGTAATCCAGCGATTAGAACAACAACGGACTAGCGCCAAACAACAATCAATGGCGGGAATGTAGAAAAATGCCAGTAGAAAACACATTTGATTTCAAGCAGTTAATTGTGGAAGCGCGAACCCCCCCGGAACCAGCTGAAGTTGGACAAGGTACTGCTGTAGAGCTGCCCCACCTCTTTGAAGAGCCTGTTAAGGCTCCTCCGCTGATGAGCACCGAGGTCAAAGAAGATAAAGTAGCTATTGAAGTAGCGATGCAGCAACAGACGAAGGTCTTTACCCTCTGGAGGCCTTGGGAAACTTGCCGCCGCTGTCTCGCTGCAATTAAGTCGGGAGAACTAGAACTGCCCGAAGATGGAGATCACACTTGCCCGCACGTGCAAGCGGAGGCATACAAAGCCGTGGTTGACGTTTGCCTCAAGGGTGACGCAGTACTTACCTCAAAAGAAATGTTTAACCTCCCTGACGGAGCCCGATGCGTACATGTGGAGTGGCTTACGGCAGATGAAGCGTCGATGCTTAAATTCAAGCGCCAGATGGAAGACAAGAAGAAGAATTCGGTATATCCACCGGACGTGGCGGGTGCATTCAAAAAATAACCTCCCACACCATGATAGTGTGAGAGGTCAATCCGTCATTTAAGTGTTCTCTTGTTGTTACTAGACCAATCCTAGATTTCGAATGTCCATGTAGTCCTCCTTTCAAAGTTGTTCTGCTACACTTACTTATACCAACAGCACTTTACGTTTTGGACACCTATGTCGTATACTTGAGCCAGCTAACCGGAGGGTACGATGACACTAAAACTCACGCCATTGCTTATAGACGCGGAAACCAAACGCGGACATATCCGCCAAAAAGTCATAGAAGGGCTTCAGGAATCGTTTCCAATACAATCCAGGAGCAAGATGCTAGAAGTAGTTGATCTCCGGGTAGACGAGAAAGACTATTCATCTAACGCCCAAAAGATGGCCATCCTAAAAGGCGACACCCTCTCCGAGGGCATTAAAGGAACGATCCGAATGCGAGATAAGGAGGGTGCTGTAATCGATGAAGTCAAGAACTTTACGGTTGCCCGAATCCCTTGGTTTACCCCTAGGCATACAATGGTGGTAGGCGGTAACGAGTACTCGGTCTCGAATCAAGTTCGACCGAAACCAGGGGTCTATGCTCGCAAACGAGCCAATGGCATCCTAGAAGCTAGCTTTAATACTAAGGGCGGAAATAATTTTAGTGTGACGATGGACCCTGAAAAGGGTGAACCTCAACTAGAGTACGGTACCTCGAAGATCCCACTTTACCCGGTGTTACGCGAATCAGGCATTGGCCATGCGCAAATTGCAAAGCGTTGGGGCACGAAACTGGCCGATCAAAACTCCAAGTCTCTCATGCCGAAGCGCGAAAAGATAATTGATAAGCTGTATCGAAAAGTAGTACCCGAGTACCACCGCGTTTCCGGGGCTGATACTAACGCCAAGACCAAAGAGATCTTCTCGCGTTACACTCATTCGCAGATGGATCCGGATGTCAATCGCAAAACGTTAGGTAAGCCGTACTCGAACATAACTCCGGATGCGCTACTGGATGCCTCCGATAAGGTCCTTAGGATCTACAAAAACCCAGGTGAGGTTGACGACCGTGACAACTTAGACTTTAAGGCGTTACATTCTGTTGATGACTTTTTCAAAGAGGTAATCTCCCTGAATGCCAGGGACGTAGCTCGCAAAGCGGCTATCAAGATGGAAGTAACCCCCAGCTTACGAAAGGCGCTCCCTTCGGGACCCTTTACTGGGGGAATTCTTCGATTTATAAACAACTCGCAGTTAGTAACGGTCCCGACGCAAACTAATCCAGTAGAGTTGATTGATTCTTCTGTACGGGTCACTTCAATGGGAGAAGGGGGGATTGGAACAGACCGCGCGATCTCGATGGATGCGCGGCAAGTTCACGTAACCCAGATGGGCGCGTTAGACCCGTTTAGGACTCCAGAGTCTTTTAGGGCTGGGGTAGATGTTCGAGCAGCAATGGAAGTTCGGAAGGACGAGAAGGGTAACATTTTCGTGCCTGTTCGAGATGTTAAGTCTGGGAAGAATATACATGTTCGGGCGGGTGAGCTGCAAGATCAGGTAGTAGCATTCCCAAACCAGAAGCTATCAGGTACTGTTGATGGGTTAGTCGGAGGACAAATTCGTAGGGTCGCAGCCTCTAGGGTGAAATACCAAATTCCTCACCCGTCAATGATGTACGGACCTACAACAAACTTAGTACCCTTTATGGAAAGTCTGCAAGGGAACAGGTCTGTGATGGGTTCGAAAATGCAGACACAAGCCCTCTCATTGGTTGATCGCGAAGCCCCCCACGTCCAGGTAATGAGTCCTACCGGTGATTCTTACGAACGTCATATGGGGAGCTTGATCAATCCTACCGCCAGGGCAGCTGGGACTATAGCTAAGGTTGATGACGATTATATTTATATGCAGCTGGACCAAGAGAAGACGAGTGCAGTAGGAAATACCTTGATCAAGATTCCATACGAAAAGGATTTCCCGCTAGCTGCAAAAACGTATCTTAATCATGATATTAAAGTCAAAGTAGGAGACCGTGTAAAGGCGGGACAGCAGTTGGGGGAGTCTAACTTTAGTCGCAATGGAACGCTAGCTCTCGGTAAAAATTTACGAGTAGCGTACATGCCGTATCACGGAGCCAACTCGAATGACGCCGTTGTTATTAGTTCGGGGGCTGCGAAGAAGTTGACTTCTGAACGAATGTATACGGTTACAGTACCTCGAGATAGTGAGATGGCGCTAGGAAAAGACAAGCATCAAATTTACTACGGACAAGGGTATACTAAGAGTCAATACGGGAACTTAGACAAGGATGGAGTTGTCAAGAAAGGTACCCGAATACTTCCCGGGGATCCTACGTTCCTAGGCCTACGTAAGTCCACGATGACCGCTGACGATCTCCTGTTGGGGAGGCTGCATAAATCCTTGGCTCGCCCTTTCCGGGAGGACACCCAATTGTGGGATCACGAGCATGCGGGTGAAGTTATTGACGTTGTAAAGACACCTAAGAGGATTGCGTACACGATAAAGACTAAAGAACCCATGGGGATAGGTGACAAGCTTTGCTATACAGAGGATACCGACGTACTAACAACGGAGGGTTGGGTTCCCGTAGCAGATATAACACATCGGACAGTTTGCTATACCCTAAATCCCACGGGTACAATTGAGCTACACACGCCTACCGATCTAAACTACTACGAAGAAGCTGACGAACTGTATGAACTAGAGTCGCAGCAGGTCAATTTGAGGGTTACACCTAATCACAGTCTGTACGTAAAGAGTCGCGGTGCAAAGTCTTTTGGACTGCAAGAAGCTACCGCGGTAATGGGAAAACGGGTCAAGCACAAGAAAGATGGGAAGTGGAAGAGTGTTACTCCGCCCCACATGACAATCAAAGAACCCAGACGAAAGACTTCCGGACGTAAGCCAAAACGGTTAGATCCTATCCCGACATTAGCCTGGTGCCGCTTTCTAGGGGCGTACCTAGCAAATGGAAGCTGCATTCAACACGCGCGGAAAGATAGGAATAGCTCAGTTGAGTACCGGGTGCAACTACACACAGTAGAAGGCCAGACCCACAGCGTTTCGGGGGATCAGCATACTTGGATTGGAGAGTTAATCGAAGCTTGTGGGTTTCACGGTCAAGTCCGTAAAGACCGCTACAACATTTCGTCGCGACAGCTAGCTGAATATCTAGCCCAATTCGGGCACGCACAGGACAAATATATCCCTCCAGAGGTTTTCGCGTGGGATAAAGATGCAGCGGTGGCCCTACTGGAAGGCTTGGTTGGTTGTGACGGAAATTGTCCAAGTAGCAACAGCTTATCTTACTCAACGACGTCTAGACAACTAGCAGATGATGTACAACGCCTCGCACTGCACGCAGGATGGGCTGCTAACGTAAAGAAAAAAATCCCGGATAATCCTAATTGGAGTACCTGCTACTCCGTTCGTATTGTGCGTACAAAGTTACATCCGGAAGTGAACCACGGACACGCCAAGTCCCAAGACGGACAGTGTGAGCGGATCGTTCAGTCCAAAGAACCTGTTTGGGGCATTACGGTACCTAACCATGTCCTATACGTTCGCGTAAAAGGGACTGCCGTTTGGTCTGGAAACTCCGGAAGATACGGAAACAAGGGAGTCGTTTCTCAGATAGTTAGCGACGACCAGATGATCCAGGACGAGAGTGGAAAACCCGTTGACGTAATCATGACGTCGGCGGGAGTTGTATCACGAACAAACCCGGCGCAAATTATTGAAACTGCAGTAGGTAAAGTCGCAGAGAAGACTGGGAAACCTATCGTAGTAGAGAACCTCACAGGAAGAGACAACGTCAAGTGGGCCAAAAGCCTTTTGAAAGAGCACGGGATCAAAGACAAAGAGACAATGTTCGATCCAATGACAGGTAAAAAGATACCCAAAGTCTTTGTTGGCCGGCAGTACATCTTGAAGCTGATGAAATCTACGGACACTAACTATAGTGCTAGAGGGTTAGGCAGCTACGATGTGAACCAGCAGCCAACCAAGGGTGGCGTGTCCAGTGCGAAAGCAATGGGCAAGATGGAGTTCGATGCTTTCATTGGACACAACGCACGGAACATCCTGCGAGAAGCGTCTACGATTAAAAGCCAGAAGAATGACGAGTATTGGAAAGCCGTGCAGCTGGGGTATCCTACGCCACCTCCTAAGTCGTCTTTTGCGTATGATAAATTTTTAGGGATGCTCACAGGTGCGGGTGTGAAAGTTAACCGAGAAAGTAATCGATTATCGCTAGCTCCCCTTACGGATAAAGCAGTGGTTGAAATGTCTGCAGGGGAGATCAGAGAACCTAAGTTAATTCGGGCTAAAGGATTTACGCCAGAAGCAGAAGGTTTGTTTGATCCGGCAATTACTGGGGGTTTGACGGGAACCAAGTGGTCACACATCAGTTTAGCTGAACCTATCGTCAGTCCAGTGTTCCGTGATCCGGCTCGCAGGCTGCTTGGGTTAACCAACCCAGAGTTGGATAAAATGCTAGCAGATAAAGGGGGCGCCTATATCCAGAATAAACTATCTAAAATTGATCCGTACAAGAGAGAACAAGAGCTTCGAAAAGGTATGCGGAAAAAGAATGCTAACAACCTAGATAACGAAGTCAAACAAGTCAAATTCTTACGCTCCTTACAAAAACAGGGGCTCCGCCCTGACGAAGCTACTATGATCACCAAAGTTCCAGTTGTGCCTCCGGTCTTCAGGCCTATCCTCCCGGGTAAAGGCGGCCAAGATATTATTTACGGAGATATCAACCCGCTGTATCGCGACCTCCTCTACACGAATAACCAGATGAAAGAAGTAAAGAAAGCTGCGATTCTCCCGGACGAAGAAAAACGATTACGACCTACGCTTAATGCAGCGGTAGGCGCGGTTTACGGTATTAACGAGCCTACGACATCTAAGTCCCGTGCACGAGGACACAAAGGCTTTCTTACATATATCTCTGGAGTAAACTCCCCGAAACAAGGTTACTTCCACTCAAAGCTCCTGAAAAAGACACAAGACATGGCAGGGCGGGGGACTATTGTTCCAGATAGCACTCTAGGGATGGATGACGTAGGGCTTCCGGAAGAGATGCTTTGGTCTATGTATGATAAATTTCTCGTAAAAGGGTTGGTACAAAATGGTTTTGCCGCATTAGAAGCTAGTCAGATGGTCAAGGATAGAGCACCAGCAGCTAGAGATATGTTGTTGCGCGAAACGAAGACGCGTCCCGTTATAATTAACCGAGCACCAACCCTCCACCGCTACAGTATGCTTGGAGCATACCCGAAGATGGTTCCGGGAAAAACTATCCGGGTTAATCCTTTCGTAGAGGAGGGAATGAATGCAGATTATGATGGTGACTCTGCTGATTCTTACCTAGGATTTACAATCAATGGCGAGTATACTAGGCTCCATATAAGTGAATGTCCACATATAAAGGAGTCTATTGTGCGAAACGGTAACAAAGAAAAATATGAGGTCCCTGCTGACGTAAAAGTATTCGGATACAGCGAAGAGCAGCAGAAGGTCGTGCTATGTGACGTCACACATTACAGTGTTCACCATGACCTGGAGATGGTAGATGTTAAAACCAAGTCTGGGAGGAAGGTGAAAGTCTCCCGGGACCACAGTATGTTTGGGTTAAATCCTGAATCCGGAAAGCTCGAGCGCTTTCGGGCAGAGGACGGTATCGGATGGGGTACCCCACGCCCTAGAAAGTTATTTAACCAAGGGCAAAAGCGGACTATCTCCCTCAAGAATAAAGAGTTGCATAGTACCGTAAAGCTGACAGAAGATCTGGGATGGTTCCTTGGGGCTTGGGCCGGTGATGGTTGGGTGAGTCATGACATGCGGACAACTGAGACCCCGCTCACGGTCGGAATGTCCAAAACAGATTTTGGTGTACAGCGTAAGTTTGCAGCCATCGCAGAAGAGCTAAAGCCGGGGGTGAGCATCCGGAAGTACGGAAACGAGCACGAATTCAAAGGCACGCAGTGCTATTCCGAAAAGCTGCATGCAAACTCCCGCCCCCTAGCTCGTTTAATGGACGAGCTCACACAGGGCTGCCGTGGAGCAGCGAACAAGAAACTCCCTTCGTATTTTGTACAGGCACCACGCCCATTCCTATTAGGACTGCTGGGCGGTCTTATCGATTCCGACGGTACCGTGTCTATTGTTAAAGCCAAGGCGAAGAACAAGCCCCAAATAATGGCACACTACACAACGAGGTCTGAAGCTCTAGCGGATCATGTTGGAGTTCTGGCTACTATGCTTGGGGTTAAGAGTAACGTGTATTCGTATTTC